TTTGGAAATAACTCTGCTAGTTGCTTTTTAAATCCTGTAGCACCAGCTTCTTTTTTCTTAGGAGCAATCCATGTATGCCTATGTGTGCCCATTCCTGGACTTACACTTGTAGCACATAACCACTGAAGCTTGGGATGTTTGTTTATTGAAAAGAAATGTTTATTAAGTCGTTCGTTGGTAGCTATTACATAAAACTCTTGCAAGTCTTGGCTTCCTTGCACACTACTGCCCCAACGTATCATAAGGTAGTTGCTGAACTTTTTCTTTTCTTCATCAGTCAGTTCATCGTAAAAGTTTCGATTCTTACGATCAAACTGTGCCATCTCATTGCTAATGTTTAGTTTATCACTCATTTGGTTTACTCAAGTTATAAATGATTATAGCACGATCTAATGCTTCTTGTAAAGCAGGATTGTCTCTTGCGGCTACTCTAATATCGTGCCAAAGTTGTGATTCTTGCATTAGTTCTCTATTTGTTTTCACTGATAAGCTTTCGCCGACTAACTTTCGTTCTTTACTTCCAAATTCTCTTGCATATACAGTTTGTCCTCCGTCAGGACTTTCATAAATGTAAGTTGCTCCTGGAGTAAGACTGCCCATTAGTGGTTACGTTTCCCATCAAACACACAGTTGAATATTAAATTCATATCTCCATCATTGATCACACGATGAAATGCACCGTCTGGGATTAGAACAATATCACCTGCGGTTACAGGAAATGGTGTGTCAGTTTCTTCGCCAACAATCATCTTTCCTGAACCCATGACAAAGAAATAAACCTCTTCTTGGCCAGCATGCCTATGTCCTCGTGTTTGTTTTCCTCTACGTAATTCTGTAGAGCTTAACACAAGATTTTTTAACTCTTTGTTGTCTTTAAGAAGATAAGTTTCGTCGTCTTTGACAACTTCGCCACCTATGTCATGTATTGAATATTGTTGTTGCATATTACCATGCCTTTTGATAATTTACTATTTCACAATTACGACTAATGTCTTTGACAAAATAAACGCATTGTGGTTTAGGACCTTCGGTAATAGGTACACATAACATCTGTCCATTTTTTAATTTAGGTGAGTACCATGCGACTTCGTGGTACACATCCATAATTTCAATATCAGGAAAACTCGGTCTAAAACTGCTCAACGGGTTAAACTCAAATACTTTAAATCCTCGATCATTAATACTTGTCAGTGGTAGTACTTCTAAGTCCCCTAGATCTGGTTCTCCTATTAGGATTTGCCAATCAACTGGCATTTTAATCTTAGAATCTCCTATGCGTAAAACTAAAGCAGGTGCACTAAAACTTTCTAGAAATATCAACGGTATGTAATGATAATCTGGATCTTTAGGATCACTATTATCTAAAATAGCAAATCTCATGTCATCTACTTCTTCCGGAAGATGGTCCAAATCGTATGGAGCATTGTCTAATGTTAATATTTTCATAGTATTATAATATAGTATTTTTGTTCATTTGTCAAGTGTTTGACGATTTAAAATTTCCATAACTTCGTTGGCAAATTGTTTTTGTATGTTTTGATCTGCAACGTGAAACAATGGATCTTTTTCATTATAAGGTTTATCAACCAATATTAACTGTACTCGATACTTGTTAAATCTTTCTAATATCCAGCTATATTTTAAAATTTGTGGATCAATGCCTTGTGAAGTTTTTTCAAGTAAACCTAAACTAAACGCAAATTTAATACCTTTGGCTTCCAAAATACTTAACAAACCAATAAACAACAAAAATGAATTTAAAAATTTAAACTCGTGTGGAAGTTTAAGCAAAGAGTCATTGACTATTTTCTTTTGTTCAGGAGTTGTAAGATGTGCGTGGTTACCAGTATAGTAAATCGGCTCTCCAGGGCCGTCATTGTGATTTTTAAACTCAACTCGAAGAAAACTAGTTCCTCCAATTACCACTGAATGTATGTCTGGATATTTTTCTAAGTTATCAAGCAATGCTAGTGCTACCATTGCATTGGATGATCCTGGTTGTGCAGCGTTAATAACTTCATATCCTTCGGTCATTTCGCTCCAGTGTCCATCAGGAAATCTTTTATCTTGGCTCATATAGCTGTCGCCAACTACTAATAATTTTTTCATTTTATCTTCATCCACTCTAACTTCTCTTGGGTAAATGGATAATTAGCTTCTTTATAGAATTGCTTACGCTTAGTTAAGTGCCGCTTGGCAAACTTACACGTAGATGTTATGTCCCAGATTTGGACGTGGTCTTTATCTTCTGCTTTTCGTATTCCTCGGCCAATTGATTGAATGACGCGAACAAAGCTCTTACCAGGTTCAACGAGAACCAAATTAAAAATACGGGGAATATTAATACCAACCGCAGCAATACCGTATGTAGCGATAATGATCTTATCTGTTGCCTCTGCCACTTCGTCATAGTGTTCTTGCCTTTCTGTTCCTTTGGTTGCACCGCTTACAAATACCGCACGTTCCCCAAGTCTTTCGGCTAGTGCTTGTCCTGCTGATATACGGTCTACTAGCACGAGTGTATTGCCAGTTTCATTTACTTGTGCTATTAACTTGGCCATTGTATCTAAACGACCCGATTCTTCTAACAAATATTTAAGCTCGCTTTGATAGTTGGTATATTCCACATGATCTTGTAGTTGCACAATGTTAACATGGCATTGTGCTAGCACTCCGCGATCTTGTAGTTCACTTGCAGCTAGCTTACTTACTACTGGCCCAAGGCTAACAAGTAATGCTTGGCTTTCAAACTTTTCTTTAGGAATAGTGCCAGTAAGTCCCCACCGAATTGGTACTTGACTCATTACACTTGTTAACAAAGTTTTAAGTGCGTCTGCTTTGGCCATATGGACTTCGTCGACAATAACACATACTACATCTTCCAAGAACTCTGTAATAGTAATATCTGCTACACCGTTCTTTGTATTTTTCATTAATACATTAAGACTTTGCCAAGTGCATATAGTATGTGTGCGACCAAACTCCTTACGATCTCCAAAGAATACACCAACATCCAAATCCATGTTTATGTAATCACGTTCAGTTTGTGTGACTAAACTTTTGTTAGGAACAATAACGATACTACGACCATATGGCGATACTGCATCACTTAACGCAGCAGTCATAATAGTTTTACCAGCACCTGTGGCAATTTCTTGTAGGCATTGTGGTGTAGTTAAAAAGTTGTTTATAATCTCAACTTGATAGTCACGTAACATAATAGGCTTACCTTCTTGCGGATGTCCTTTGGGCCAACACTTGTGCGAAAATGTTGATTCTGTTACTGCGGTAAATTCAAAAGATGTTTTATACTCACGCTGGTCATCTAACTCAATGTCATAGTTAAACTTTTCAAGTATAGGAATAATTTCAGGTAACAAGTTTGTGTAAGTGCTGCCGCCAAGTTGGAAGTAACTTACTTTGCCGTCCCAGCGTCCTAGCCTAACTGCCGGTAGATATCTTGCATAAGGAACATCATACTTAAATGCATTGACTAATGATTTTCTTACGTCTAAGTCAAGTCCTTCCAGCTTAATGTTTACTTCATCTTTGATTATAATTGTTGCTTGTTTCATTGTAGGTATACTTTATTTACGTGTTGTCGCTGGCGAATTTGGTCAAGTAGTTGTTCTTTATTGTAGTGTTTGGCTAACTCCGCAACTGGAAACTTCAATGGTAACAATCTCGGATCATTAAAATCAACAAGCCCACGCTTGTTAAAAAACTTACTATGGGTATTATAGTAAGTTTTCATGCCATCTAAATTCGGAATTGGTTCATAGAATCTAACATTAAAATCTGCACTATAAAAATTAAATGGTTTAAAAGCTATGTCAGCAATATATTGATCGTTATCGTGTGCAAGATCTTCTAGTGTCTTGCCTATTTCAACATAGTTCAAACAAATAGATCCCCATGCTGGAGTAATAACTCCATGTTGTTTCATTATGTCTAGTGGTAAGGTCTTTGTTTTAGGCATACCAAACCATGTGCATACAAATCTTGGGAGGCTGCCTTGGCTTGCAGTTTCGCATCTATGTACTGCTATGTTAAGTTCTGCAAGTGCTTGCCTTACTACATCAGGTGCTTGATTCCAATATTCAGTATCTTGTTGATCCAATAATCCATGATACTGTTCAAAGATATTGTGTAGATAGTTTAAACAATCTTGATCATGAACATCGGTGAATGGCCTGTGTATGATTAGCTGGTGTGCATTAATAGTATCAATACACCTGGTTATCATTTTAGTTGCAATTGTTATTTCTTCTGCTTGACTATTAAACCCATAGAATCTCTTGGGATCATCAAGTGTGTAAGATTGGCGAGATTGCATACGCTCAATCCACAGTTTAGTTATAGGCGAATCCAGCAATCGAAACTCTAAGTCAAAGTTGTCGTTGCCGAGCTCAATATGTAGTGTTGAAAACATAGTGTAAGTATATACTATATTTTTATAAATGTCAAAAAAACAGGCACCTAAGTGCCTGTTATAAAAGAACTGTATCTCTACAGCTCTGGAGCTAACTAACGATTAAGCATTCTTCATGCAAGTTGTTTCTGCCATCATTCTCCATTTTGCTGGAAAGCTCTTAACCAAATCTGCAATTTTGAGTGCCATACGCAATGACATTTCACGCAAACGATTTTGGTTAGTATTCATAAAATCAATAATATCGTCTTGCACACACTCTTCAAAAT